CAAAGCGATACTGAATGTAGCTATGCCATCGAAGCTGCCAGTATCGGTTGAATTGACAATATAAAAATACGCTTCTTTTGTGTAAATGTCACCGTCCTGGGAAGTCTGAGTGAACCGGCAAAGGATCTTTGTCTTTGCCAGTTGCAGTGCCTGCAGGTCTGGGAGCGTCAACCCTGTAGCCTCATTCAGAGATATGATCCCGTCAATTGAGGCGCTGAATGTATGAACCGTTGGTTTAAACGTCCGGTAGTTACCTGACCCCGTAACGGTAGTCTCAATCAGTTCAGTATCTATACTCATATTGCCTGCCCTGGCACACATATACGCCTTCCATTGCCCCCCGTCATACAGGTAAAAAACCATATTATCACCAAGTACCTTACTCATGTCGTGCTGTATATGTAGTTAAAAGTATAGTCAGGATCGAAGGCCGGATCATTGTCATCATATAATTCCCACAGTGTACCATCGAACCTGTTATTTTTATAGTCAACTGTCAGCAGTCCAAAGGTATAGTTTTTTGTTGGCGTGAATGACATACGGGCTATTGTCAGCAGTGATGCCGGTACGCTGTTCTGCCACAGCCCGTTAAACCCACCCTCAAACTTCGCCCTGGTCTTTTGCCTCCAGGTTAGTTCATCCAGCGTGGTAAGTTCCCCAAGTACCCACCCGTTTGCGTCCGCCGGGTAACGCCAGGCGGTTGTGCGATCTTGCACCAAACCTGTCTTTGTAGTCAGGAACAATGTGCCAGCGATAGAATTACGTGGGCTGTCATCCATACTCAACTCAAGGTCACTGTTTGATTTTTTGTTTACATCCTGCACTTGTTTATGTATGTGCCCGGTAATTTTAGATGTGTCATTAATAGCCGGGGTTACCGTAAGCCTTATATCTTTGTAATGTGTCTCCCTGCTATTATTTGCGGGCAAAGCTGTTGCAATCGAAAGGTAACAGGTTACTAAACCGGTGAACGGGACAGGGGAAGATATTATTTCAACATTATGCCATTGATTTGTATTGTCTCCACTGTCTACACTGTAACTAAATCCAAGTGTCGATAACCAGTCACCGTTATCTACAGGCAACTCGTCAACGTATCGGTACAGAGACCCGTCAAATAGCTGAACAGTGAAAACGGTTACAACTAACCCCGGCTGGCTTATATTTGTCCTGAATGCGAATGAGAAATTTAATTTATCATTCTCATTTACTTCAAACGCTGTTCCAGCAACAGCCCTTCTGTCATCAAATGCTGTCCCCCTGGCAACAATATATCTCTCCAGCTCATTGCCTGTCGCTGTATCATAAACTACCCGGATAAACCGTGTACAAGCTGGAGTACTCCATGACCCTTCCCAAAACGTGGCAACATATTCTTTGTACGTCCTGCCAGCCGATTGGTACTCAGATATCAAGTCTCCTAAAATTTGCAGGTCGTAATTCTGTAGCAAGTATTTAGGCTGCACATAGTTAAACTGCTTCCGGCTGAACTTATACCCCCTTACTCCTCCCTGTATTAATTCGTACTCAGGCTGGGTGAGATCGGGTTCTGGCCCTATGTTGAATATGTTACTGAAAGTATCTGTACCAACAAAAGCAAAAGTTTCATCATAAACAAAAGCATTTATTGAGTTGCTTACTTTCCTGGCCTCATCCCAGCAAACGATATTCCAGCACCCGTTGGCCTGAAATAATGTACACCTGAACGTGGTTAATATCCGTGTAAGTGTTTCATAGCAGTTCAGGTACGTTTCGCCGGTAATGAATGTCTGGCTGTCAATCAGCGTCTGGTCAAGTGCGCTGAGTGTATTGTCCTGCCGGTACTCATAAATGTTAAGGAATATGTTAAGTACAAGCGGAAGGTTTGTTTGACCCAGACAGCAGGCGATAATTGAAAGCAGGCTATTTCTTTGCAGCAGGTTTATCTCACCGGTCAGGTATATCGTCTCATCCCCGTAAGCGATACCTCCGGTTGTTGTTGTGGTAGTTATTGTCCAGTTGTAACCAATGGATGATATAACAGTATCTTCTTTTACTGCGGTATCAATAATGTAAGTACCTCCTCCGATCTCAATGGTATTACCTGTCTGTGGGTAGAAAGCAGTTGATTCAACGTACACATAAATAACTGTATCTACTCCGTTTGTCCTTCGTACCGCATAGAATGACCGGCGAACATCTGCATCAGAAAGTATCACCCCTTTAAGCAATCCCAGGCTGTCAGTCGCTGACAGGGTAATCTCATGCCCAAAATCAACCATACCTTCGTAAAAGTCATCCTGAACAAGGAACCCGATAAACAGAATATTGCTGTTTGAATCCAGCAGTTGCACCTGTACACCGTCATCATCCTCAGACTGGAATGAACTAATCGGGATATTCCCTTCATTGATAAGCCGTATATCCAGCGACTGCCCTTTAATGGCTGCGTTAGGTTCATCAACCGTACAACGCTGTATTACCGTAGTTCCTCCGCCGGTAAGCGTGGCAACCTCCCCTGCATAGTCTTTAAACAGGAACTTCAGTGTGTAGTCCCTGGACGGGTTGTTGTCATCCTGTACGCTGGTAAATTGTGTTTGGTATTTTAAACCGTATGGCATATATTTGACTTCAGTTAGTACTGAGTTATTTGGGTATTACAATGGTTGTTTACAAAAATCTACCCCTGTTTCCACAGGGGTTTTTAATTATTTCTACCCATTGCATCCGATGCCCGGTTAAAAGCAATGACAAGATCAGTACCTCTCAGTGTAATATCAGGGATGAATACCATCTGCCCTCCACCGTATGCGTTCAGTTCATTATTAGGCTGAACGGATGACCCTTTTGGGAGATACACCATTTCCGGCCCACGTTCACCAACAAGGGCAGTACCGCCCTCGAAATTTCGTACACCGGTAGCGAAGGCCTTTTGTTTACTCACAGCATTTTGTAATGCTGCTCCAAGTGCTGTTATTGCAACACCGACCGCAATACCAACAACCGGGTTAGAGAACCCAATTTTTTTAAGTATCTCTAACTGAACATTGGCCTCGATAATCTTTTGCCCAATAGCCTTTAACCCACCTGCCAATGATTTTACTATACCTGAAAATGCACCGTCAATACTTACCCCGGATAAAGCGTCACCAATAGCTTCACCAAGCCCTGAGAACGCATCTACAAATACGCTTTTCACAATAGCATTCACCTGGTCGGCAAGTTCTATCGCCGCCTTATTTATCCCAGCCGGATCAGTCTTAAATTGTGGCTGTACGTTAACAACGATCTTGCTGGTAAATTCTTTGTCCTCAATATCTTTAAACAGGTTGCGTAGGCTGTTAATATAAAAACGTGGATCTTTCGGCGGTTCAATCTTTATTTTATCAGCCTTTACCTTTATTTCAGGTAATTTAACTGTTTCGCTTAATTTAAAAAGCTGCTTCGTTAAATTATCAATCTGGTTTGTCAGGTTATTAAGTTCGGCAGAAGCCTGCTGTGCTGTTATATTTGTACCAAGTATCTTTTGTGTTTTAAACACCTGGTCTGCCAGTTCTTTTTGCGCCTTCGCCGCCTCCAGGGATGTAGCTGAAAAGTCTTTTAATGGCTTATTGAATGTACCTTGTGTTGATGCAAGTATCTTCTGTAATTCAAGTTGCCTGGCAATCTTTTCTTCTAACTGAGATTGAAGTATCTTAGCAGTAATTACATTCTGCAGGTTAGCAACGTATGCCTTGTACGCATTATCCAGCCCGATGACAGCACCTTGTTCTAATTTCAGGTTCTTAAATATTTCAGGCTGAATGTCGCTAAGTTCCTTAATGGCTGACATTTTCCTGTCTCTGGTTTCGTTCTCGTTTTTAAGTACACCGATCAGCCCTAAAACTTCGGTTTGTTCCCTTGCTACTTCATCGGTTGCCTGCCTTAAAAAGTCTGTGTACGTCTTTACCTTCCGGCCTGCCTTTTCAGCCTCATCACCGGTACGGAAAAACCCGTTCATTGCCAGTACTGAAAGTATAGATGTGGCAGCAGATACGGCAAGTGCTAAACCACCTGCACCGGCCAGGCTGCTGGCAAGCGCCTGGAAAGCCCCTTTTGTGCTGCCGGTTTCAACCTTTAACCTTTGAAATGATGCCAGTAACGGGTCTATGTTGTTTGCAATACCTATAATGCCGAAAGGAGCATCCTGAACAACCCGTGAAAAATTTGATAAAGCAGTAGTGGCCTGAGATGAACCGCCTTTTAATTTAACCATAGCGCTGTCTGCCTTTGCAGCAGCTACGGCAGTACCAGCAAGTTGAGCCTGAACCTTTTTAAGCCCAGCCTCGGCACCGGCAACCTCCGCTCCTATGACTATTTTTATATCGCTCATTTATCGCCTGAAAATTTAAGTTTTATGCCGTGTGCCTTTTCGATCTGAGCCCTTAAGTTCCTTACTTCTTCAGCACTACCCCAAACCTTTTTAATAACGTCCTGCTGGTGTTTTTTCGGTAGAGGCCATGCCCGGTTAAAGTCTTCACTCTTAACGTAACCAGCGGATGCAAACTGAGCCACGTTACGCATCAACATCATCTGGTTTTCCTCTTTACGATAATAGCCCTCGACCGCATAATAAAACGATTCCGGGCTACTTACTAACAAATCATGTTCTGTCCATCCTAAACATCCACAGGCGATTCTGTAACACTCGGCTCTGTAGTCACTTCCGCTAATTTTTTTTTATCATTTTCTTCCAGTAACTTCTTAAACACGGATGATTCTTTAAAGGCATCAGAGATCTTTAAGGCAGTATCCTTGTCCAGTTTATCCACCCAGTCACAAACATCTTCAAACGTTGCAGGAACTTCAACACCGTTAACTGTCTTTGTTAATTCTTCCCCCTTAACATAGCAGTTTGATTTAAGGCCACCCCAGGCCGTTGCATAACCGGCTGTAGCTGCATAGTTTTCAAAATCAACCTTATCCTGCATCCACATAATTGCGCCCTGGTTGAACTTCAACCCCCGTAACCGCCCCCCTATTTCTACCTGTATGTAACTCATTATGAAGTAGCGGTTGTGTGATCCATAACACCGTAAACAGCTATTGCCCCGGTGAATTTAACGATGTCGTTTACTGTACCGGATTTATTCAACTCACTAATAAACCCTGTCCCATAGTCGGTTTCGTCACCTATTGCAGGAACAAGTTTACCAATCTTCCAGTCAATAGTTTCCTTAGTTGACCACAGATCAATAAGTTCATCAGTGCTGATATTCCCGGTTGACGGATCTTCCATAACCTGTCCTCCAAATGTTACACCGTTTCCCTGCACTCCAGGTGCTTTATCCGGCCCGCAGAAAGTAGCTGCGTCAATAACATTGGTCGACCTGTCAACCGTGAACTCTGTAAGGCAAATAACAGGGGTGAATGTAACGGCACCGTCCCGGCTGATAAACAGAACCATGTCGTTAGCTGAAATTTTATGCTCTGCCATGTTTTAATTTTTTATAAAGTTAACAATTTTTGCAACATCGTTGCATTTTTTATGAAATATCTGATCGTAAATAAATCTTGTGTCC